GGTTGACCGACGAATCGGTAAAAGTCCTTTCCAGATTTTCCGGAAAGGTCTCTTCACCAAACCATGCGTTGTCTCAGTGAGACGTGTGGGTTTGTCGGTCGCCCAATCAGAGATAAGACTTTTATGAAAAGAAATCATAAACATCCTTTAAATAAATACCAGGAAGTTATGACCTTTACACTAAAGGTCTTAACTTGGCTCCCCGGTTTCCCGGGTAGCCAGGCTCTGAAGGACTACCTAACTTTATCCAGACATCTCACCCAAGTTGCTAAGACTAGGGGAGTACTAGCTATGATCGACTATGTAAAATCAGTCAGATTAGCTCTCCTCCACTATCTTAGTGGTGAATACCCTGGTAAGAAGGTTTATGGTGTCAAGGTCGCTAAAGACGGTTTACCTCTGGTCCTAAGCCCTTGGCGGTGTAAGTTGGAGAGTCGTCAGGTTTCCGATAACCCTTGGGTCATCCGGGCCTTAACCACAATCCTTTACGCCACTAGAGCTTTGTCAGTTGGGAAGAATATAGACACCTCGTCTATCACGGACGCTGGAAAAGCGCCCAAAATAAATGAGGACTACATTACCTCCTTCTGACGGGACCTCGGGTTCTCCGAATCTAGCAAGACTAAGATACCTAGAGCTATCCAGTTCAAGCAGTATCATATGACTGCAAAATCTGGTCCCAATGGACATGCCCTCTCTTCTTCTATCGCGGATCTATCGCTGATTCGGCTAAACAACCGACTCTTTGAATCGATCTGCGTAGTCGGAGGAGAGAAGCTACGCCATCGGATGACTGGACTATGCGATCAGTTTGACTGATTGAATAAGTGTCACCCTAAGTTTCCTGCCCGCAGACTTAGGAAGCTCTCCGTCGTTCCAGATAAAGAGACCAAGGTTCGAGTCGTAGCCATCCTGGATTATTTCAGCCAGAGTGCGCTCTTCCCGTTCCATAGGTATCTCTATAAGTTACTAAAGAGAATTCCCCAAGACTGCACCTTTAACCAAGGGTCCTTTAAAGAGAAGATTAAGGGATGAGAGACTTACCATAGCATCGATCTTTCAAATGCTACGGATAGGTTTCCTATCTTACTTATATCTAAACTCCTAAAAGGACTCCTTCCTGACGCCTGGGTCGATGCTTGGGAATATGTGATGGTAGGTCTTCCGTTCGAGTTTAACCGAGCGGGGCGGACAGAATTACTCCGCTACGCAAGGGGAAACCCGATGGGGGCCTATTCGTCATGAGCCACATTTGCTGTGGCCCATCACTACATCATGTACTCCTGTTG